CCTCACCGAAGCAATCGCTCCAGCGGCACCTATCATTATAAGTGTGGTAAGAATCTGTCCCAAGATGGGCTGTAGTGCATTAACTATTTTGTTCCCTGACTCGATAACAGCAGTAAGAGTTGCCTCCTGCTTGTGAAACGTCTTCTCTAGTGAGACCTGTATCTTACTTGTCATGGTGGTGAATTTTGCTATATTTTGACTATCTGTTTTTTCTTCCCCTGGTTTTTGGAACTGTTCTAGCCCAATCGTATCACCAAGAAGTCGTCTTGCTGACTCTACGTCTGTTCCGAGAATTGACGCAATCATCTGTTGCTGACGGCGCCCCATTGTATCGATGTTTTTGCCCTGCATAGCAAACTCTTGACGAAGAAGTTGGATCCTCTCCTCTGAACTCGCTTTCATTAGTTCGACTGAGTTTAACTGTAGCCCTAGCTGCGCATTAAGGCGTCCAGCGACGTTTGCAGAACTCTCGAATGTGTCAAAAAGCTCGGTCATGTCAAAAGCTTGCTTAACGGTCATACCAAGCTGCCTAGCTTGAACAGCTAATTTCTCGAATACTTGGATACCCCTAGAGCCAAAGCGAGATAGTTCTGGCGCAAGCTCAATAAGGTCTTTCTGAATTTCAGCTATAGGTCTAGCAATGCTGTCTGACAAATTTAGCAAGCCATCGCCTGCGCTCAGCGCCTGCTCAGTAGTCAAATTAAAGGCATAACCAAGTTTATCAAACATTGTAGCAGTTGAGCCAGCATCAGCCCCAAGTCTAAAGTATAACTTACTAAGACTCTGCACTGAAGATTGCTGTTTATCTGATAAAGCAAGGAATTTAGTCATACCAGTACTTAAACTGGAAAGGACCTGAGTGTTTTCTTCTAAACTTAGATAAAGTCCATCATTGGCATTCATCATATCGTTTAAATTATCAGTTAAAGAGTTTACCTGCCCAGTTGCCTTCCTGAGAGATACTCTTTGTGAGTCTAGTTGGTGCATGTATGCTGCACCTGCACTCATCAAACCCTTGAGGGAAAATAGATTAGATACCTGTGTGCCAGCAAGTGTATCCATGCCCGCAGCGACTTCGCCAAGGATTTTCTTTCTCTTTTTATAGATCTCGTTTGACTTTTCTAGAGCTTCCTTTTCAGCCTTAAGTTTCTTTTCGTGCTCTTCGATTACTTTATTGTTTTTCTCAACAGCTTTTGCTTGTTCCTCAAGCTTCTTAGTATGCTCAAAAATTGCTTTATCATTATCGTCAAGCGCATCTTTCGCCTTCTCGACCGCATCTGTATATTTTGTGAGATCCTTAATCCCCGCCTTTCGAGCTAAATCCAGCTTCTTTTCTGCTTGTATAACTTCTTTAATTTTATTCGCTTCATCACCCATCGCCTCGATGAGCTTCTCAGTTTCTCTCCGACTCTCTTGAACTTTATCTGCGTTCTCCTTGTGGAGTTTATTCAGGCGCTCATACTCGTCAGCAAGCTGTTTTACTTTTTGCTCGTTATCAGCCATCTATAGACCTCAATTACGAATGGGCCAGTTAATACCAGCTTCCCTTTCAAATCTTTTAATTGCAACATCAAGCTTAGATTTTTGCTTATAAGTCATAGGATCATCAAGTCCATATTTCTTGATGTAATCCATGTATCTTTTTTCATTAACGAGAGTGTCTGTAAATCTCTCTACTTCTATTCTGTTCCCTCGAACACGAACAGGGATTCTGCGACCCTTATACATCTTAGATAAGAGGTACTGAATCCAGGCAGCAAAGACATTTAGAATATTCTCATTGAGTTGCTGCTCCTCACGGAGAGCAGTCAAATCTAGAACCTCATTTTCAAAATCAATATTCATATAGACAAACCTCGCATACGTCTGCCTAATAAATAGTTGTTAAATATATTTATCACGGTGTATAAGTCCTACCTCGACCTGATGGACTCGCACTCTTATTTGCTTCTTCGATTTCTGACTTCTTTTGTTCTGCTAGTCTATTTAAAAACCAACCTCTTACACTAACTGGTAAATTATAGCTCTCAAAGAAGCTCCAGCCGCCGTGATATTTTAAACTAAATATTTGTTCGTATACTGATTCGATGTAGTCATCACTTAGGCCAAAAAAAGTCCACGCCGAGCGGGACCTCCATATCCGCTTCATAGCCACAATTAGAACAGTCAAAGTTTTGCGTAAGGTCTATATTTGGAACTACTTTTGAGTAAATTGTTCTTAAATGCCTAGCATCACGAGCCGGCATAGCTTGTATAAAAGACTCAATTGTAAAGGGGTTAGTATCTCCATTAACTGAGACAATATAGCTCCTGAAAGAGTCTGTTGCTGTAGCAGACTGCATCTTTTTCTTTGATTTTCTTTCTGCCTCTTTCATAACAGCTAGTTCATCAGCGCCTGTCATAAGGCGGCATACAACATCCACATTTGACATGGGTAGATTAATATGGATCCTACCACTATCATCAACCACAACCTGGTAATCCTGTGCTTCTTCTGCATAATTGTTTATTGGTGGTTCAGAAATGTCAAAAGAGTATTCTACTGTCTCTCCGCAATTTGGGCATGCAACAGTTGTGTCATATTCTGGTCCGTATCCTGTTCTTCTGGCTGCTACAAGAAGTGCGTTTTTATCTCCAATTAACAGGTCATTAACCCTAATAGTTTTATCAACAATAATGTTCTGAAGCATCCTATCTAAGGCTACGCCTTGCTTAAGGAGAGATTTAGAGGTTAAAATGTCCTCTTCTTTGGCTGTCATAAACCTTATTTCTACGTTAACTCTACCATGAACTGGGTGTCCAGGTGGATAAAACTTTCCTTCACTTGGCAACTCCACAAATTCTGTGGGGACTGACCAACTAAACCCTGGGGATGTTGTCTGTGTAGCAGCCTGGGCTGTCACATCATCATCAATAACTAGATCATCCTCTAGCCCAAGGCGGTTTTGGTTTCTACTCATATTTTATAACCTTTCTTTCTGTATTTTACTACAGGAAAACACTATTGTTAAAGACTAGAGTCCTCGTACAGATGCTGGGGAGTTGTTACTGCCACCCTCACCGTTAGGACCGCCGCTACGCTTCAATATAGCCCAGTCATAAGTGATTGTACAAGAAACTTCTACCATATCATCCGAATCATATGATAGTGTGCCACCAAAATCAATGTTTGTGATTATTGGATTTACTAGTTCCCATTTCTCAATTTCAAGACCGTCAGCGTCGATTTGCCTGAGGACTACATTTCCAATTGTGTTTGTGAAATCCTTCTTGCTTAAACTTGCTCTGGCAATAGAATCGGTATCAGGATACTTATAGCCCGCATTACCAAGAATATCAAGGAAAGCAAAAGACAAGTCTGGGTTAACAGGATCCACCAAGGTGACTGTAATAGGTTGCCAAGTTACACGACCTGGGAAATTGAATGTGTGATCAATATACTGGTGAGGAATAGTAGAAACCTCTACTACAGGCTTGGTAGCTGTCTTGACAGCCCAGACTGGAATATCACCAGGATTGTTACCGTTTCTAGAAGTAAAACTTAACTCAAACCGAAATTGACGTTTTGGCTCTGCGTTTGCTTGACCCCAAAATAGACTTGCCATTGTTTATTTAGCTCCTCGTAATAAATAGTTACTCAGCGAATTAATCCTCAAAGGATGCTCCACTGTTTGTAATTATGAAGTCGATTGCGAAGAATTCTACAGCACGGGTAGGCTTCACAAACAACTTAGCATAAATGATGTTGCGATCAATAAGATCTGGTGTTGTTGTTGACTCGTCCAAAATCAATCTGAAGTCATCAATACCGAACTGAGCCTTAACGTCCCTCAAGACTGGCTCGGCTTGACCCAAGAAACGATCCCATGTTGCCTGCGCATTTGGGGCGAAGAGCAACCTTGATGCGATGAAAGAAATTTCACGCTTCAGGAAGATCATCAAGCGGCGAACATTGATCCTATCAAGAGCACTTGCTGTCTGCTGTAGTGTCTTTTGACCGAAGATTACAATGCCCTCTGCTGGGAATTTAGCAATTGGGTTAATATTTGTCTCATACAACCTGTCACGATCGTCAGAAGTCAATTTACGAGACACGTCTACGACTGGTACGCCAGCAGCACCCTCACTCAATCCACCACGGGTGAATCCTGCTGGGGCAAACCATGGCGCTTGAAGCCTGTCGGTGTTAGAAAGGACACCCAAGGCAGCAACTGATGGTGGTACCCATAAACTTTGGTTAGTATTATCATCCAAAATTCTTACCCATGGATAGTATGTCGCACCATAGCTGTTATTAATACTACGGCGCTCTAGAGCACGAGCAGCAAGGTCTGGTTTGCTACTTTCGTTTCTTGCTTCTGAAGAACCTTTCGCTTCTGTATCTGGTACATACGCATTTGGAATATCAATAATTGCCAATGTGTCTGCACGGTCTTCGGCGGCCTCTAGTATAGAGTTTGTTACTGCCTCAACATGAATACCAGGCATGGTTATTGCATTCATTTGTACATCATCAGGGTCAGATACAATATTGATTGCTTTTCTTAGGGAGAAGAGTTCGTAAGATTTCTTCTCAGTGATGCCAGAAATTGCGTTCATCTTGCTATTTCTAAAAGGCTCTCTCTCTGTAATGTCTAATCCGTCAAAACCACCGTGCATAACAGTAGTAAATCTGTCAAGACCAGCGTTTAGAGAAGACGTGAAAGAACCTAAAGCACTAACACTTGTACCGCTTGCTCTATAGCCATCGTTTCCACCTTTGTATTGGTATCCAGCAGCATCAGATCCCGATACATTATCCAGGGAGAATGCCCAAGCAATCTCGTAAGGCTGAGTAGCTACATATGTAGTGGTTTCGCCAGCAACGTCTACCAGAGTATTAGAGGGATCATCATTAATATCAGAAAGATCAAAAGACCTTGGTCTTAAACAGTCTGCAATCTGAGGATTGTAGAAAGTGTCTGTTGCGCTTCTGCCTGTCCAGGCTCCCCAGAAAGTATTTCTTGTATTCTTTGGGCTGCCCCAGGTGTTTTTAGTTCTTAATGGAACGCTTGGGAACTGAATAGACCCACTGAAACTATTGGGATTATCGAGGCCGCTAAAGCCAAGGATGGCATCGCCAGATGTGCTATGCCCAGCGATACCATATTCAGTTTGGTCATCACCATCTAGCATTGTTTTTGTGGCACCACGGGCGGCTGCGACGGGTGTGGTTAGGTTCGAACTAAAACCTGAAGAGCCGCTGATAAGGGCTACATCACGATACTTAAGAGGACCAAAAACACCGAATGGTAGCCAGCGAGTCTCACCAGAGCCAGCCGCAACGTCCTCATTCACTACAACACGAATATAGTTAGACTGGTTTTCATACTCACCATATTCAACATTGCGTTGATCATTGGTATCATATACTTCATATTTATCGCCGATGCGTTTAGCAATATAATTTTCTGATGCTGGGTTGAGATTTAGATTATCATATCTTTCAATAATCTGCTGCCTGTTGTCAGTATCAGATATACTGCGCACTAAGACTGAGAAAGTACCATATGATTGATAGTCGCCTTCGGCGGCCTTAATATTAGAGATAGATATTTTTACTTCTCTCTGCGCCCATTCGCCGGCGGTAAGAGCCTCTAGACGGAACAACTTCTGTTGGTTACGAGCACGATAACTCGCTGTGTTGGTGCTTAGATCTTGAGAAATAAACCAACCAGTTGTAGCCTTCTTGGCAGCACCGTTGAAATCGTTTTGCTGGGTGTTCTTATTGGCATCATTCTGAACCATTGGTAAGATCGCAGCATGGAATTTTGTTGCGTCTGTGCCCTGCAACAAGCCAATACTATCATCACCCTTAGTTTCTAAAGAGTATTCATATGTCTCACCTAACCAATATGTACCACTTTGATAGAAGTTTCGTGTACTATCAGATGTGATATCTGGGTTTGTGATGGTTGGGTTTGTGTTCAAGACCTTTCGAATGAAGTTTCTTGAATTAGGATTAAGGCTTACCTGGACTTTTTCGCTTGTTGATCCACTAAAGATAAGAGTAAACGTATCTTTTGATCCAACAACGTGCATCGTTGACCCGAAAGAGTTTGTTAGACCACGAGATGCAGCGGTAGAAGTACCAGATAAAAGAACTCGTCCAGATTCCATATAAATTTGTGCAGCAACAGCGCCGCTGACAATGACGCCCTCGTTGGCTAATGAGGATGATGGCCAAACGACCAAAGAGTAGACACCACCGCTATTATTAGCAGCGCCTGCGGCTCCCACATTAAACCCTGCCTTGCCACTGTCAAGAGTGGCTGTACTATCTTGGTCACCAAGAACACGAAGGAAAGTACAAGGAGAATTATTTCTCAACCAAGCCTTAGCAGCATATGCAGCGTAAGTTGGCGCAGTATTATTACCCTCACGCCAGACATCACCACCCTCGTTACCCGCTACAGGGTTTCCAAAAGTCTGAACGAAGTCGGAAAAAGACTCCAATCTTACAGGTTTATTGGCGGGTCCCTTTCGAGAGCGACCAATAACAACTGGACCTACATCGGTTGGTGTTGCTGGAAGCTGTGAGCGGTCAATCTCATCAATGAACACTCCAGGGGAAATGAACTTAAACTTTTTGGTGGAGTTGTCAGCCATCGAAATGTATTCTCCTCGGTTTTATGCGTATAGTATGGTATCTAACAATTTACACTAAATACCAATAATAAATAGTAGGGCACTGTTCCAAACGCCAGGTTGATTATCTTCTGTATTTATCTTTTCTGCCCGCACGGAACTCAGGCTCGTCGTCAAGGACTACCCTTTCTCTGCCAATTGTAACCTCGGCGGCAGATTCACGCCTAATAACAGCAGGAACATCTTCATTTTTATCTGCTCCCAGAATGTACCCCAAAACAGTAATTGTCGTAGTAGACTTAAACATTCTCTCATCAGTATTCAGTCCTGCGTTATTGCTTTCATTTGCAAATGTTTCATCTCCAAAAGCCTCATATACATTACCCTCATGCTCAATCTTGAAGGCTACTGGGGTTGAGAACCTGCCCATCATTGCAGCGATGATTTGGTTCATTTGCTGCTGAAACTCTGTAGCCATTTTGATTTCATAAGTAACCTCAACAAAGGTAGGCATTGGAACATACAACGTATCATACACTGTTTTTTCGTTATCAAAAGGAAATGTACTTTGTCCGTATTTTCTTTTTGCCGTTGCATTAGCACGATCTCTTGATTTTTCCTGATTAATCTGGCGAGCGATCGGAATAGCACCACCACGTTTATAAAAATCAAAGTATGGAGGAATATAAACGCCGTATTTACCCTTATTAGCAGGGTTGTTGAGCATTTGACCACGAACAATAGAGATAAGTGGGTATTCTAGTGTTCTACCATTTTTGCGCAACCTAGGGTCATCTTTAAGCGAGTAAGCACGCTCAGGAGAAGCAAAGATAACTGGTACTTTGTGAAAGCCCTCATTAGTGTCGCAAAAGATATTTAGATCATCATTTACAAAGTTAAAAAGCGCACGGTCGATGTCCTCTAGGGTAGAGGGTCGGAAGCCGTACCTTGCATCTAAATCTTGATTTAACTTCGTTCTTTTAGGCATAGTCTGATTTCCTATAATTTCTTACCTGGGTTAAAGAGACCTTTTCGGGCTTGACGGCAAGTAGCCTGAACGCCCAAAGCTTGACCATCAGCGAAGTCTGCATCTTGCCCGAACAAATATCTAGAGTCCTCAAAGACGTCTACTATCTCAAAATATTGGGCGTCATATTGAACGAAGTCACCTGGGCGTACAAATAAGTCTTGATCTTCGACTAAGCGTCGTTTGTGGAAATTTACAGTAATATTAAAAAGACTGTCAAAGCCATACTCATCCTGTGTCCTTGTTGACCCCTCATAACTTACTAAAGAATACACACGAATTGGAGGAAGGAATGTTTTTTCTATTGCCTCTCCATAAAGATCATTGTAGTTTGTAGTTTTTATATCGAGCGGAAAATAAAGAACTTGTTGACCAACAACGTGCTCAATAACCTCATCATTGATCTGTTTTACAAAGTCTCTCTCTGCTTTGCCAACAAATAGCGGCGGTGGCGGAGTTACTGGTTGAGTCCATCTGTTTTGTGCCATTTATCTAACCCACGTAAATGCCCATTGGGATCTTCCCAACGACTTCCTGAAGATTGTTCATCATTTGAGCATCACCCTCTGCAAGAGAACCATAAGCCATCTCATCAAGGACAGTTTTAAGCTCATCTCTAAGAGCGTTTTGTTCTTCTTTTGCCTCAGAAACTAAAGCTGGTCCATTAAGAGTCACTTCATTTCCTGGGATTGGTATAGAGGCGAGTTTAGATCTGACTTGTCCGAGAGTTTCTTTTGCTAAAGACAAAGCAAAACGACGGATCCACTGCTTTCCAATACTATTAATATTTTTATAAGGCACATTTGGAAATGGCAACGTGTTCATGTTGCTAACACCATCTGCACCATATTTTCTAGTTGGATCTTCGGTAAAGGCATCTTCAGCTATTCTAAAATCTACCCAAAACTTTTGTGGACGGATTCCAGTCGGCGTGGGGAAAATTCTAAGTTTGTTATTATTAATTCTAAATGAGTAGTGTGAAGCACGAACGTTCATGTCTTCCTCAAATGCATATGCCTGGAGAACGTTCTGCCAAGCAGGAACCAACTGAAACTGACTGTCATCAGCATACATGCCGTAAGTGGAAAGATTTCCTACAGCGCCAATTGCATAGCCACCGAAGAAATTCCAAGTGCTCTGCGGCGTTCTATAATAAACACGTTGGATTGTAATTGCATTAGACCCAACACTGTTACTAAATGGAGTACCAGCTACTAAAGAGGCACTATAAATAATATCTTGCAAGTCATAATCTTGTTTATCAGTTATAGCATCAAAAGAGGCAGAATAAATTGTCTGAGAGGCACCAACGCCTGCGTGCAAACTTACACCACGACCAACATGTGTAGCATACCCTAACTGAAAGCGTGGGAATTTTAGATTAGGCTTAGTAGTAATTCCACCCGATCCTGAATATTCTGTAAATTCACCATCCTCGTCGAAAGAACCCGTAGTATTCCCCAGCATGTCTGAAAGAACATTCTTGGCTTGATGTGTGTTTATCAAGTAAGAATATTCTAAACAAGCCTCTTCATAGGCGTTGTATACAATAGCTGGTGTTATCTCTAGATCTAATACTCTTCCGCCGAGCTTATTATAAGTGTACGCCACTTGGTCGGCTGCGCCACTAATAAAAGCACTAGTATTGTAAATACTGTATGATAAAGAACTTAAAACATCATCAGTATTCCCTGTTGCTGGTAGAACAACAGCGCTCACTGTGCTTGCTGGTTGTAGGTTTGTAGGCATTATTGACCCTCGCTTATTGTATAAATAGTTTTTTGGTTTCCTATTTTATCCCTAAATAAGAAAACCCCGCCACTAGGACGGGGTTCTCTCAGGTTTATTCACTCCTGTGGGAGTTTATTAGCCGACGTCAGATACTAGATCTGTGCAGACAACCAAACCATACATGTCAGGGCGTACCATCTTCTTGGCGTAGCGAGTCATGACTCCCTTACGAGGTACAAAGTCCTCGGTACCAAAGATGGTAGGTGTGACCTGTAGTGGGACATAAGGAGCATATACATAGCCGCTCTCTAGGAAGCTGCTGCCCTTACGACCTACTAGAAGTAGGTTACGTGGGAAGTAAGGATCGACATGAATGTCCATCTTACGACTAATAGAACCAACCTGCTTAACGCCCCAAGAGCCAGCAGCATCATCTACAGCAGCAGCGGCACGGAAGCCAGCAGTGAATTCGAGGATGTTAGCTACTTCTGGAGAAGTTACGAGGAAGTTGGCACCACCACGTAGTGTCTTACGGTGAATACGAGCACTTACTTCATTGACAGTCTCAAGAAGAGTTTCGTACCACTCAGAAACAGTACCTGTGAAGTCTGGGTAATCTGTACCAGAAATGATAGAGCCAGTTTCACGATTTAAGAACTTACCTGGGCTACGTGACCAGTACAATGTACCAGCAGTTGCACCCTTAACAAGGTCTTCAAGAATTTCTTGATCAATTTCAAGAGCAACCTGCTCGGACAAGATGCTTGTCAACTCGACTTCAGCGTCGAGGTTATGATAAGCATTCAAATCTTGAGCTAGTTCTGGTGACCACTTAGCCTTGAGCTTCTTGGTCAAAGCTGTGACGGCCACAGAATCAACCTTAATGTCGATCTCTGGGATGCTTGCTTCTGCTTCGAGTCCCCAGCTTGCCTTACCAGCAATAGCGCCGAGAGGACCAGCATTTTCAAAACCGTCAACCATTGGATAAGTAAACCCAGCGGTTTGGTTAACAGAAGAACTTAGCTGGACGGAGGTGCCGCTTGTGCCTGCGAAGACAATGTTCATCAAAGATGAGCTAGAGCCAGAGAAGCTGGTCAAACGACGGACTTGGAAACCAGTCTTAACTAGACCACCACCAGCAGTACCACTGAGTACGGAAACTGCTACGAAGTCGTCTAGGTTCTGATCAGTCTGAACGCCCAATGTAGCAATAAGGTACTTGGTAGAGCCAGAAACGAAAACTGGGTCGGCACGTAGAACTGTGAAGTGCTCACCGCCAGGGGAGGTTGCAGCATCACCGTAAGTACCTGAGGCAATAATTACTGGACTCTGAAGCACTGAGGCTGTTGGACTAGCATAACCATTGTTCAATGTGTAAGCAGAAAGCTGACCATTGTTGTTAGATAGATCGACACCACCAGTGATTTGAGAACCAATCTTGCCACCACCATATACAGATGTGTCACCTTGTTGTGCAAGACGATTGTTGTTTACCATGCCACCATCTGGGGAGAAGGTGAAATCTAGGAAGAAAATGAGACCACTTGGTAGACTCATTGGTTGAACGGATACGAGATCCTGTGCCAATAGTTGACCGAATACACGGCGAACGATTGGGAATGCAACAGCGGCAAAACCTTGGACATCGCCGGCAGCCATTGTAGATTGTTCCTTAAGAAGCTGAGCAGCTTGGTTTTCCAAAAGGCGTGACATATTAGAACGACCGTTCTCGTCAAGACCTTCTAGAAGACCAGTCTTTTCCCACTTCTCAAGAAGAGCTTCACCTTCATTGGCAAGAGAGCGTGCTCTAATACCTTCGGTGAGTGTGTTTAATACAGACATTTTTAATCTCCTTTAAATTATTTTGTCTTTGTTCCTGCGAGCGTCGCCCAACGATTGTATGTTGGACTCTTTTCAGCAGTGCGTTCTTCTTTACGATTCCCGCTAAGAATTACAGATGATCTTTTTGTTACTGCTTCAGACAATGATTGTGGAGCAGCCGCTTTGGTTGTCGCCATTGTCTTTTGAAGGGTCTCATAAACCATCTTCGCTTCTTCTACCGAACGTGCTGCGGAAACTAGCTCAGCAACTTTAGCTTTTTGCTGCTCATTCAAGGAGGAATCTCCAAGCACACGATTCGCATATAATAACCTTGCATTTTGCAAGTTTACTTCTTCTAATTTTTCTTTTACTTGCCCTAGGAGTTGCTTAAGATTAGCATTTTCCTTCTGAAGGGCTTCATTTTGTTCTTCGGAACGAATAAGATCCTCTGCGTCTTGTTTATCCATTCCATCAGTGTCAACAGCTTCTACTTGTTCATCCTGTTCGACCTGATCTTGTGTAAGGCTTTCCTGTGCACGATCAAGCTCAACTTGCGGGACGTCTACTCTGAGCATTTCCTTAAACATATCTACAAGTTCGCTTTCGTTGATCTCGACCTCTTCATCGTCACGATTAGCAGGCATTTCATCATCTAGGGGAAGACCAACCTCATCGGCAACTTCTTCACGGTCAAGCTCAACTGCCTCTTCTTCGCCTTCTTCAGATTCGGCAGCAGCAATGATATCATCAAGGTCAACAACAACAATATCTTCATCGTCATCAGAAAGGTGGGCCATTGGTACTTGTTCCATAGCAGTGCTATCTACAGCAACGTCTGCCTCTGGCTCCATGTCCATCCCAAGATCCATTTCATCATCTTGTTCCAAAAGTTTACTTACAGCATCTTTTACTTCATCATTGTACTTCTCGACGATAGCTGCTTCAGCACTTTTAACAGCGGCTTCACGAAGAGCCTTTGCGTCAACGATTGCTTGTTCTAACATATTAGACATAGATAATCCCCTTTAGTTGATGATATTACATCAAAATAAATAGTAGATTAAAAATGTAAACGACTAGAAATGTTAAATAGAGACGCTACTAGATGAAGGATCGGCCTGTATTATTAATATTAAAATTAAAATTGCCGACAGGCAACCATTTCGTGCCATTCCAAACCAAAGTACACCCTGCTCTGTTAAACACTGGTCCCTTGCCTGGAAGATTACCAGAAAGAACAATCTGACCAGCAGGAGACGGCGGCATCGAATCTATATTAGCTCCACCGATTGCTACTCCAGTAGATAACTGCGAAGTTGACCCTGAAATAATCATGGCTCTAATTTTCTTTTCTTGTCCTGCAAATGTCCCGTCTGCTATTGTAAAGCTTAGAGTGCTATCTACAGCAAGCGAAGAGGATGCATCAATAATTGTTAACCCTGTAGTGGCTGATATAGCACCGGCAGAGGTAAGCGTCTCTATGGTTGTAGACCCAAAAGTTCCTGAAACCTTTGTTGATCCTGTTATTTCAACTCCCGCTTGATAACGAGCTTTGAGAACGGCTTCGCCGCCAGGTTGTAGCTCAACATTTGGACGTCCAAATGGGTTTACACGATCAGTGGATATCTCTAGCCTTGGCGTTGTGCTGTCATTTTTAAGTTTAAAGTCTGCGCTACCAATATTTCTTTTTACCCTGAGTCCAGCATATCCGGTACCGGACCCGTCGCCACGAACCTGTATAAAGACGTCTTCGTTGTCCACGTCTTCACGTACCTCAAATCTTGCTTCAGGATCAGCACATCCAATACCGACAAGTGATGTAGCACCCGCAACAAATAAAGCTGGGTTGTCAGTGGTGTCAGTGGTGTCTATTCTAAATGCGTCCGTGGAGTCAGATGACGAAATATGCAAAATGGTGCTTGGTGCGGCTGTCCCAACACCAACTCGTCCTGAGCCTGTTACGAACAAAGATGGGGCTGCGCCGGGTTGATCAGCGTGGTCAACCCTAAGCAAGACTGGTCCGCCCTCGTCAGTGCCGCCAGTAGAAGACGATATGTGAAGGGATGCCTTGTTGGTTATCATATGACCACTATCAATTTGTCCAAGGTTTACACTGTCTCCACCAGCAAGCATGGTCATAACCCTAGAGTCACCATAACCAACTGGTCCACCAGCGTGACGACCTTCCCATGTGTACCTATTATTATCAGAGGCATAATAATGGGTTGCTTTTCTACTATCAAGGTTAGTGCCCCAAGTAAGCTGTCCTGCTCTTCCATTTGGGAACATAAATTGAATGCCCACATGATTATTATTCTCTAGCATTAGCGCAGTATTTACAACAGGGTCTTGTCCTTGATCGGCACCGTCTTCGGCTAAAATATGAAGTCGGTTAGTAGGGACACCATCTTCTCGTGGAGAATCTGTACCGATACCCACTAAGCCACTGCCAGTCACAAAAATGATGGGTTTGGCACCTGCCTGTGTAGAATGGTCTACTCGGAAAAGAGCCCCCTCTGCTGAAGAAGATACCTCAAGAGTGGCGGCTTTCATGGAGACAGAAGCTGTCACCTGCGGAGATGTTAGAGATGTCCCGTCAAAAGTAAGACTAGCTTCGCCATTAATTGTGTTAGAGTTAACAGAGGTTAATACTCTGTCGTCACCAGCGTTGGTATAATTGGAGACTGCTCCGCCTCCTCCTCCGCCTCCGCCGGTAACAGAGGAACCATTAAGGGTAAGAGATCCAGTAATGTCTACTGAGCCGGTAAACTGATGTAAATCAGTATCTTTATCTGTACCTGTCTGGGTACTCCCAGGAACATTATTTGGTGAGGGTGTGAAGCCTCCTCCGCCGCTACCGAATCCCATTAGATCGTCCTCCTATTTTATTCGTCGATACCAGAACCAGTTAGTGGAAACATGTTCTGAGGATTGATTCCCGTCAATTCAGCAAACATTTCAAATGTTGCAGCGCTACCTGGGGCTGAAAGGTACACGGAATTACACTTAATATTCATTGTCAAAGAAGAGTTTTGATCAGCGAGAGTAATATAATGAACACCGGCAATAGTTCTGGCAGCATCTTTAGATTGGAAGTGCACACGGATGTCGTCATTAGCCGCATCCTTATTAATAATAGTAATAGACCTTGTGACAGTGGGAAATTTAATTTCTACTTCTTCTCCAGCAGTTATAGTGCTCCCTGTCATAAAAGGAGTTCCCGCAACCTGATAAGAGCCAACGCTCCCCAACCCTGAGCGTTGGTGTTGGTAATATAGTGTACCGTCGGGTGATGTAGTCATTGTTTATGACCTCCTCTTTTTATATCGATCTCTAGGCTTAAGTAGTTCTGTCCTACGTCTATTCACCTTGTTGATCAATCTTTGTCTTTCTTCTTTTTGTTCCCTGCGTTTCTCGCTATCAGGCTTAAAGTAGCGCCTATTGCGCACTTCTTCAATGATGCCCTCTGTTTTTACCATCTTACGAAAGCGTCGGATCATTCGCTCAGGATCGTTATTATTATCTTCTGCACGAATAGTAATACAAGGCTCAAGTGGTTTTGTATGATTTCTACGATTATTTCTCATTTTTTACTTTCTTGTCGCTGCGGCGACATTTGACCAGCTTCCAAAGCCGGGAATGTTTGATATATCTACACCTGGATCATTAGGCGCTACACCTGAAAGTGCTCCGCCTTTGCCCCCTTTTGATTCTACAATTGGTTGAGTCCCCTCAAAGAGTTCCGGGTTGGAAAACTTCTTTTTTACGTCTTCGTAAGATTTTGCTGCTACAGCTTTTAGGACTTGCTGCTTGGTCTCTGCAATACGCTGAGTTACTTGTCGAGGGGGTTGTTCTTTTACTTCTTGCATTAAAGACGCAGTACCTATACCTTGCACAACCTCTGAAACAATCCCAGACAACATGCCTTCCTCTAGGATCACCTCACGAACACATTCTTTAATAATATTCTTGAGTTCCGATTTCTTCATTACAACTTCTTTCTTATTTGTCGCCTAGAATATCGTTCAAGGCACGGTTAATTCGATCAGCTTTAGTTAAATGTGTGTTTATTTTATTTTCTGCCACCAAAAATGCACCTGTTGTGCTTGGTTCAGATACCAAATCAAAACAAAGTAATTGAAAGTCGTCTTCGACCATTGTCACGCCACCTTGCTGACGTGTGGAGCCAAGGCCACGACTAGATATGCCAAGTTGGACACCGCCCTCTACGAGTTGACGAGCGATCTGCCCGGCTGGGGTGTTAAGGATCTTCATCTTGCCCATCACGTCGTCACCCTTCCACCACACCTCTGTAATGACGTGACTAGCATTTTTAAGCTCTACAACTGATGTGTCTGGGTGATCCAATTCTCCAATAGCTCGCCCTTCTCGAACAAGCTTAGAGTAGTTCTTCATCTCTCGCTCAAGTATAGGGCGAGGATAAACACGACCATTGCCGTTCTTTGCATCAGCAGCCTGAATCTTACCCGCAACAATAAGGTGTGCACCGCTACGATTGCCTTCCCTCTCTTCTTCTGTGAGAAGATCATCACTGTAATCTAGATTCATAAACTCTTGTAAGACATATTTCTTAGTCATTTTTTTCTCCTTAGAATGCGGGCGCTACCCGCACGATACAACTACCACGACAGCATCTGGCTACGGGTCTTAGTCTCCACTTTTGCGTCCACATCCCCTTTAAATCGGTGTTCATGTTGGAATCCTCCATCTGAAATTACCATACACAACGCATATGATGTAGCCGATGAAAGCGATCCTAATAATAAAGCATTCACCAAACTGACACTAAAAGTAAATAGTTCGGTGTAGGGATTAAGTATCATTAAGAAAACACCAACCCAGAAGCCAATACACATCGGACAGCTAAAAAAGTGATATCTAGGTCTGATAGGGTCAAATATTTTAGCAAACGCCAAGATCTGTGTGAGTCCATAGGAGCACAGAATAAAATAAATAAACGACATTAGTAGTAGTAGCCGTATCCCGCATATGTATAAGTTGGGTCTGCTGCGTTTGCCCGTCCTTCTGGAGTATCTTGATATGGCGGTACTTCGCCATATGCTGTGGAATCCTTTGCATTTGGATCTGTAAAGCGGTCTTCGATATTCTCATCGTACTCCTCTGCGACAGCTTCTGAGTCCTGAATTTTCTTTAGGTAATCACTAAGGCGATACATTACTGCCTGTAGTGTATCAATGTCGCCTTCTTTTGGATAACTTGTTTCTACCATCCCGAAGACAGGACCGCCACGAGGCGCAGCAGCCATAGTGACACCACCCTTAAAAAGGTCATACATCAAGTCTTTTTGGTAATCATAGACATCCTTCTCGACGTTTGGTTTCGGCATCGTTGTAATTGTACCCTCTGCTGGATTAATAACAATATCCAGGTACTCATGATCATTTATTAGAAGATTACCGTCAAGGGTCTTCTTGACCTGAAGGGCTATGGAAGCCTGGACTGGTTTTGATTCTTCTTTAACGGCATCGCCGATCTTAATCGTTATTGGCATCGTCTTCGTATTCTCTTACTAGTTTTTGGAGTTTCAAGATTTTTAATATTTCTTGTTCCCGTAGGTTTGCAACATTAAATTCAGAGAGTTGTTGTAGGACCTGTTTAGTATTTTCAATCATTTCCTCATCTTCTTTTACTTCGTCAAAATCCAATGAACCTTGAACACTCTCTTGTATTCTTTTAAGTTCAGTTCCCGCAAAAAGTTTAAAGTCTGCTTCGTTCTCGTTAAATGAAATAATATAACGATTAAGCAAATCCTTTTGTTCTGGCAACAAATCGGTATATTCCTCGTTAAATCTATCTGTAAATGATTTAACAACAAGATTATCCACTGGTTGCAAATCTTCTTTTACAGATGGCGATGAGGTAAGAGTTTCAATAACTTTTTGTTCCATCAAGACTCTGTTTTTAACTGGAAGCTTGTCACCAAAAATTTGAGCAACGGTTGCATATGATTTGTAATTGGGAACAAAATTGTTAAATACATCTTTCCCAAGATTGGTGTGAACCTTTTTAATTACGGCTGATTGCTCTTTGAAAATATCTTGCTGGTCAAGTTGATCATATTCTTTCTTCGCACGAAAAACCATCTTCTCGGCTGTATATTGGTCGAGACTAGACTTATCGGCTAAAGCATTAAAGCACCCCAACTCACTGAACAATACCATACCACTGCGGAAATGTTCCTTAAGAATGGTCTTGACCTTTTGGGTGCGAACCGAGTCTTTATCAACAACTGCTTTTGTTAACTCTCTCACAAGAGTTTCGTACAAAAATGCTGTGTTTCTTTTTTTATTATGTTTGACCTTCATCTTTATTTTCCAATTGTTGTATTAATTGCTTAATATCATATTGAGTTTCAAATATTAAATCCTCTTCTGATTGTTTGTTTTCGCCCAAAGCGCCATTAGCCAAGGCTCTCATTTCACCATACCCTGTAAATAGGCCATCCCGAGTTGAACTGTGCCCTTTATTTATTGCTCGGTTCGACGAGCCGGCTGATTCTCTGTTATAAGAGCCGTTCATGCTTCGACGTCGGGCACCCTGTTTCCACTTGGGACTTTTTACTCTCATATAGCCATTGTCGTCCCTTTGTCCAGGAGATGCATCCGGTTCTGCAAGAAGTGGGTCATCGTTGCCTGCGTCATCAGCGGCTTCAGGTTCAGCAGCAGCGTCGCCACCAGCGTCACCACCAAGATCACCAAGCGGGTCGCCGCCACCAAGATCTCCACCTTCCCCGCCTTCAGGTGCGGTACCGGCTTGTTCTATTGCTGCCGTCGATAGTGCGTCTGTGTATTGTTCAACTTGAATTCTGTCCATCTCTTCTTCAGATATCTTAAAGATATTTCTATACACCCACTGTTTTGAAAAATACCCGTCAGTTGCAGAACCAGCAACATCAAACTTGGTTCGCATATGTTCAAGTTCTTGCAGTTCAGCGATCTTGGATGGATTGTTCAAAGTCAATTTAAAAGACAAGAGATCGTTGTTTCTATAACCCAACGTGTAAAGATGAATGATACAAATTTTTTCTAGTTCTGCAACGATGACCCGCTGAAGTCTTTGAATAGTTCTAGCAAAGCGTATGTCCTTCTGAGATAATGTTGTTTTATCTTCTTGAGCATCGGATTGTGCAAGATAAGCCTTTGGCACTTTAAGCGCTGAAAAAAGTTTATCACGTAGATAATTTACGTCATCAATATCGCCAGTAAACTGTCCACCGGCCAGGGTTTCAATTCTTGTATTACTTGCAGCACCTCGAATTGGGATGTAAAAATCCTCATCTACACTCATAGCATTGTAACGTAAATCAACTCGACCCGATTCTTCATCAACAATCTGATTTCGTTTCATTTGGGTTTTTACTTGCTCAATGTATTGTTCTACATCTTCTGCTGCCATATTGCCAACATCAATATAAAATACTCGACGCTCAGGAGAGCGGACGATGCGGTAAGCCATCATTGCATCTTCTAGCAATGTAAGCTGACGCCATATTCTTCGTGATGGTTCTAGAACCGAAGTTCCATAGGGCACGTATTTATCATTACCCAAAACACGGAAATGAGATACTTGCCAGTTTTCGAAAGTTACCCCCGTTTGTCCCTCGGCGTTTTGCCAGTAAAATTGAATATAGTTTGGATTCGTAGGGTCAGTACCTTCTATTCTTTCAATCTCACGAACCGGGAGTGGTATGACGTTTGTAACACCCAACTTATCGTCGATATCTAAATACAAATAATAGTCGCCGTACTTACAAGTGCTACGAGCCCAGCCAAATAAGTTCGCCTCAGAGTTTAAAACATTATATAAAAGTGTTTGTAATATATCTTTTATTTCTCTATTTTGGCAATCAATATTGATCAGGGGATTAAAAGCCGTGGAAGTAGTAATCTCATCAGCATAAATATCTAACGCTGATGCAATCTCTGGCATATATTCCATCTGTTCAAAATCTGTATAACGCATCTGCTTGTTGCGCTGATACAAAACCTTGTTGGTTAAACCGCTAAATGGATTATGATACTCTTTTTTCTTAAACTCTTTACCAGTACTACTTGTAAAGGTGTATTTTGTAATGTCTCTTCTATTGGATCTGATAACAGCAGGTCGATCGTAATCAACCATCGGACCACTGAAGAGGCGTGTTAATCTTTTAAATAGAGGAGATTGAACATTCCTTGGGTTATTTGAGTTATTATTATTGTCTGCCATTTTTATCCTTTAATGATCCAATTTAGGTCGTGAGTCTTTCCGTCTGTGCCTTTAAAAGTTGTTGGATTACCTTTAAAGCCGTGCTGTCCTTGTATCTTAGTATTAAGTTTAGTAGACGATACGGATATACTAGTTAATAGTGCCTTCTTGTAATCTGCCTCCCGTTGATTCGCCGTCAGGGCTGTCCCTCTTACCCAGCAACCGATACAAGCGGCAATCACTAGGTCGTCGTTGTAACTCCTCATAGCTTGCGGTCTTCCATTGTGCCATACAAATGTTTTGATTTCATTAGCAAGACGAATAGAATTAATAGTAATTAGTTTATTTCTCACGAATTCCTCAAACTTCGCAATAACAAGTGGTCGAGTTTTCATAGACATAGTAAAACCTGCAACGCCACCAAGAGCCTGAGCAGACACTTCATCTACATACTCGTGAGTTGATTTTATACTATAATACAAATTTTTATAGTCTAAATCTTGCATTCGAGTTAAGACACCGATACCTAACGAATTGTTTTCTATTATTAACAAAGCATCATTATACTCTGATGCCATAGAATATAATTGAGGTGCAAACATATCTGGTGTTATTTTGCCCTGATATTCTGCCACCTGTTCCATTGTTTGGGTATCAAAAATATGAGCAACACTAAAGTCTGAACCGTCACCTCTAGCAACATCGGCAACCAGAATGTATTCATTATGTGGTTCTGGTTCTTTCCATATCCAATAGTTTCTATCAAACCCTGTCTTGTGTTTTGGTTCGACAACTTTTTCTAGAATTAATTTTAAATCATCGCCGTGGATTACTGTATCACCGGAAGCATTGAAGTTACACTCAAGCTCCTGTGCGATTTCACGCCGAGACATATTTCTTGTCTCCTTTTCAAACCAAGCCTGATCTCGCTCGGGATGAACTTGCCACGGAAGACGAATTGTATGGAAGTCGTTTTTGTTTTCTTCTGCTTCTGTGTAGGTTTTGTGAAACCAATTCCCAACACCGTTAGGCGTGGATAGAGCAATACACCGACCACCAGTTGATAGAGTCGGATAAAGACCAGCCCATAACTCGTCAATACCCTCAACAAAAGCAGCCTCATCAATAACAAGAAGAGACAATGCCTCTGAACGACCAGCGTCTCCAGAAGTTGAAGAAGCTTTTACCTGGGATCCGTTAGATAACTCAAAGGAGTTCCTGTTGTCAATAGATATGTCAGAAATTTTTAACCAAGAAGGCAAGTTCTTGTGTATAGCCTTAATTTTTTTAACCAAGTTTGCTGCTGTACCAAGCTTAGTCGCCACTACTAAAACATTTTTATCTTTATGAAAAAGCATCATCCAAGCAACATAGGCTGCCACTGTGGTCGAAATACCTAGCTGTCGAGCTTTCAGAATGACACTGAATCGGTTGTCCTTGAAATCTTTTAGTGCTTCCTCTTGGAAGTCGTACAGGTCAAAGGGAATCGAACCTCTCATAGGGTGAGAGATTTTAGCATATTTTTTACAAAAGAAGGCCGGATCTTTACCACAGCGGACAATCTCCGCCATCATCTCCTTCTTATTAAGAGACATTTATCCCTCTGGAGTTTCTGGATTATTGGGCGCTTTGTCGTTGGATGGGCGTTTATCGGAAGCTTTATCCAGATAATCTAAAAATCTTTTGTGGTAATCTTTGTTACGGCGATCGATAGATCTTTGGGATCCCATACGAATTGATTCGACATCATCAAATCCACCAACTGCATATTGTTTATGAGCCTGTACCCAAGTGTGTACTCGTGAGGTTGTTTGTACCATTATCTCAGCATCAGAGTCCTCTGTCAAAGTAACACTGTCCTTGGTAATGTTTTTATATTCTTTTTTAAGGAATTTTACAATGTCAGCAAATTTAGCATTGATCTCGTTTTCAAACTGGTTGCGAGGGTGAAGTTCATTAAGACGCATTTCACTCTGATAAGTTACAATCATTTTTGGACCAGCAAATCGAACCTTAAAACCATCGATAAGGCGACTATCAATAATTGGATCTCCCTCTTCACGTTTAAGTCCAATCTTCAAAGCATCGCCGTTTTCATCTAAAGCGCCATCATATGCATTTGCAGCAGCTTGGTTCAAACCTTTAATTACGTCTAGGACAGTAGCCATTATTTTCTTCTCCTTAAGGCATATTCAATATGCTCGTCTGTAGGTCGCTCGCCGTTCTTCCATGCTTCCTCTCGTCCTATAACAAAATCTAGATAGCAGTCGTGACAGCATTTAAACCTATTCATATATAGGTCGTCTCTTCTGGAAAATGAATATGTTTTACAGACGGGACAAGTACGATCCTGTTTTTGCTTGGATCGTCGTTTGGTGATCTTAACATCACCAACAACAAACTCCTCCTTTGTGGAAGAGAGGTTGTCATTTTTCTTGGTTAACCTTTTAAGTTGTTTTAAATAATCTTTTTCTTTATCTTCTTGCCATTGATTACGAAAATCTTGAACTGTGTCTTTGCCATACTTTTCGGTTATAGCTTTTTCGACTGCGGCTAAATAATTTGGGTCCTTCTTGGTTTTCATTGACTAGGCTGTACCGCCCTTACAATAGCGATAGAAGTCCCTACTCCAATAATAACACCAGTCAAGAGACCAAGGGAGCCCTTGTTTCTTTTAAACCAGGTGTTGTCTTTTTGAATTGCTTCCTGAAGACTTTTAATGGATAGTTTGTACTGCTCTTGGAGTTTAGTGCAAACCTTTTTGTCCACATCACACTCTGCAATTTTTGCAATATTATCGATCTTATCTTGCAAGAGTTTGCGAAAATCTTCTTCGCTCAGTAGAATACCGACATAGATGTCGCTACCTTCCTCAACTGCTGCTGGTCGAGGTTTAAACTCAGTAACCTCACCAGCAGTAGCACTGAGGGAAAATAATAATGATGTTGTAACTAATAATCTCATTTTACTTCTTTAAGAACTTCTTTAATCCTTCGATCCGCTTGGATGGTCGTTTAAGTCCGCTGACCAAGGTATAAGTTACAAGCTTGTCTTTCTTGTCGTCCTCGTAGATACCACGGTGAACCATAGCACCGCCAGTCAAAGCAGCCAAAGTGTCAAAGCCAAACTCAATGTTGTCCATCAAACCGACAGTCTCTTCAAAGATCTCTTCGCTGCCAACAACAATACAAGCAGCACCTGTAGCAGTTGTCAAGTCAAAACCTTCGGCAAGAAGTGTTTTCTCTAAGTTCTTCTTAAGGGCACTTGACACGGCAGTTTCGTTCTCAAGGTTCTTAACACTGGTTACACCCATAATCATACAGCCTGGCTGCTTCATGATACTGTCGTAGTCTGTAGCATCAAAGGTTGTGTACTCTGAGTCTTGGTTTGCCAGTACGTTGAAGACGTGGAACAATCCAGCAACTGTGTTATTGATTGTGGTCCAGAACTTCTTAACTGTGAGTTTTGGATATAGTTTTTTAATCTTCTCGTTGTCTACCATAATAAGGGGAGCAATCTTTCCTTTTTCTGCTAGCCCGCAAAGCTGGGTGATGCGAGCGTGGGCATTCTTAGCAACCTTTGGGGAAGCTGATTCGCCGGCAGTTGGAAGAGAAGCAATGACGCCGACACGTTCGTCCACGTTCTCAACACCAATATAAGTAAAGTACTTCTTGGCTACCTTGATAAGAGTGTTAACTGTGCCACCACCTGAGCCACCAGATACTCCAAGACAGATTAAGATACGATCAACGTTGCTTCCGAACACTTCTCGAAACTTGTTAAATACTTCTTGTTCTTTGCGTTCAATGGCAGCCTCGGCTTTTGCTTGGTCTTTGCCGGCACCTTGGTCACCATGTTCATCCACCAAAAACTTTTGCTCGGCTGGGATATCCAGACCATTCAAATCTGAGCGAGCGGTATTGACAGCTATCGTCTTAGTATAGCCTAGATCATAGAACGCCTTAGCAATGCGTCCGCCGCCTTGTCCGGCACCTACAATAGCATATGTCAGAGCACCGCCTGACTTATCTTCAATTGTTTCCTGATCCTCATTAAGGTCTGGGTCATAATCTTCGATGTCTAGTGTGGGAATATCTACCATTTTACTAGTCTCCTTATAAATCTAGTTCTTCATGTAATCTAATTAGAGCTTTCAGTCTTTCTTCACGATCTTCAATCTTTTTTGTTTCTTTAAGTTTGCGATCGTAAATCTTTTTGATTGCTCCAATTTTATCCTTTTCCAGTGTAGCACGGATTTCATTTTCTTTTATAGCAGAATTTATTTTTCCTTGAACATTTTCCAAAAACTCAGTTTTATCTTTCGTTGGACGAACAATGTTATAAATAAACCAGATTAAGCCAAGAGCCATAGCTGCTAGAAATACAAGTGACCAAGCACTACTCTTTGCCTTGTACCAAAGTGCTTTCACTTACCATGCCTCCAAGTTGAAGCAATGTCAGCAGCGCCTTGCAGCCCAATATATGCCAACGAAACAGCAACCCAGTCGCTACTAGTTAAAGAACCGACTGCTAAAAAAACCGTGGCTGTACCCCAAACAATAAGTTTGCGAGATGCCCATTTACCAAGTATATTATCAATCTTTTCTTGCATGATATTAACACCTCCTTTATAGTTCTAATTAGTTCTGAGCTTATCTTTTGGCTCGTTTATGGATTTGTGTATCGGAAGCTCGGACTCGAACAATCTGACCCTCATAGATTATCTTTGCTATTTTTTCCCAGGTGTGATATTCAATCAATAAACCAACTTTCCACTCTGAATATACCTTTGGTGAGCCGTGGAATACACACTGTCGAAACCTGACTAAATCACCTACTCTCACGCTTCTGAAACCACAGTGAGATCACTTTCGTGAATCTCATATGCTCCAACTAGGCCGTAGTTAAGTTCCCATTCTTCTGAACACCAACGGACAATCCAGTGTCCCTCAAGTGGATGTTTTGCTACGACAAGACCATAGCCGCCTGAACCCTTATCCTCAAATATGTTAGTTTGTACTAAATCACCGGGCTTCATATTTTTTCACTCTTCGTAAAAATATTTCTTGATTTTTTTCTGACTTCATAGAACTAATCTCAGTTGTTGGGCAGTCTAACATTTGGTGCATTGGAGCTTTCATCGTAGAGCCTCGGCTCTTTACACCAACAGATAAACCACAAGAAGGAGAGTTAGAAATCCCTATAAACCCCACCACATCATCAAATCTTTCTGATATCTCTTTGCACTTTTCACTTAATTTTGAATAAACGTTCTGATTTCCCATAATTGCCAAAACTTCGTCATCTTTTTGACGTAGCCTAATTGACGCTCTAGGTGTTCCAAAAAGCTCATGTTCTGGGCACACCGGAACAAGTTCAAAGTTATTATTGGCAGCCCATTCTTTTATTTCTTTACTTGTTCTACTTGTTCCGTTCCATCTGACATTCTTTCCAAATACACAAGCGCTTATTAATATTTTCACTTTAAACCTAGAAAAGTCTTATATGCTTTTGGCATTTTATTATAATAGTCTGTTCTAAGAAGTGAGCGGCGAGCCTTTTCAAGATCATCAAAATAAGCAAAATTAATCATAAAAAAAGGCATGGATGTATATGGTGAGTATCCCTCAATATTTATATCGCTATTAGGATTAAAACACAATGCTCCAATTTCACCATACCCTGCCTCTTCTAAGACTAAATTTATAAATTCTTTATAACCCTTAGTCTCTGAGGCTTTTATATTTATATTTGGCTGTCCAATAATTGCGCTCCTTTTTCCAGAACGCACAAACCGGAGAACCACATCCACGAGAGTGTCTTTGGGTACTTCAAAAATATCTAAGTAAAGTTGATCTTTTATCCTATCAGCCTTCACAAATGGACAAACTGCGAACCCTGAGAACTCGGGTCGTTTTTCTTCTAGGACATTGATGACATAATCAGTCATCTGTTTTATTAATTGTTCCCTATTGGGAGACATAAGCATACCCATCTTGACGTTCAATGTCAATAGTCATATCGGCAATATCTTTGAGACTATCCAAGTGAGTAATCAAAAGCACAGTCTTGTAGTAGCCCTTAATCATTTCCATCACTCGCATAAAGCCTTCAAGGTTTTCGGCGTCCAAGGCTGTGCCTGGCTCATCCATAATCATAATGTCTGATTTTGGTAGGGTTGACACATTGGTTAGGGCAATGCGAATGGCAATTGCAGCCAGCGTTTTCTCTGCCCCAGAAGCCATCTCTAAAGGTCGTGCTTCGTACTTTGGATGCTTGATGAAGATGTCTAACTTATTCTTTTCTGCCTCAAAGAAAATATCAAAGTCGGTGACGTTGGCAAGCACCGTGCTGACCTCTTCATTGATGAGAGGGAGCATCCGCTTCACAACATCGTAGCTAATTCCGTTACTGTGAGTACAGCGCATAAACAAATCATAGGCGGCGTATTCTGTACGCAGATCGTCAAGCTCTTGCTTTTTAGCCTGGAGATTGATGATCTGTTGCTCAATACCGCCGTGCTGTTTGATAAAGTCCATGATCTTAGCTTCGCAGATAGACAACTCGTTCTCGGATAGTACCTTCTGGTCGGCTAGATCGGACTGTTCTTGAATAAGCTCCTCACGGTTCTCAATAGCTTCTTTGTTGTCTTCGTAAGTTTGGATCCGTTCGGAAGCAGTCTTGATATCATTAGTAAGCGTATTGATTTCATTGTTTGTTTTTTCTACCAGCAAATCTAGGCTGGTTGCTTCAGTTGACAGATTGCGCTGTTTCTCTAGAAGTTTCTCGTACTTTTGCTTTTGAGAACGCAGACTATCAACGTTCATCTCTGACAGCGTTTCGTTCCTTAATCTAAGGTCAGTCTGAAGATTGTAGATTGTAATCCGAGTCTCTGACAATAACTGCTTTGCTTCGTAAGCATCTTTGATATACTTGCGCAGACCACAGTCAGGACCGCAGGGTACTTCGTCCAGTACGCTTAGCTTTTTCTCATAAGTTTCTTTATTACGAGTTTCGATCTTAAGACTTGTCTCTAGCTCTCTAATTTCTTCCTTGATAGTTAGAACTTCAGCGATCTTAGACTCTAGAGCATCACTATCATACTCAGACAAAAACTCCTTGATATTAGCTAGTTTGTCTAGAATCCGCTCTTTCTTTGTTTGTGCGGCGGCGATGCGCAGTTCGCAGTCTTCCAGTTTCTTAGTTGCTTTTGTGAGTAGCTTGTTTTCCTTCTTGATATTAATAATCTCAACAGGAGCAGCAGCAAAGAGACTTTCTATTTCATCGACACGAGCAGTAATTTTGTTTAGTTTATTCTTAAACTTTTTACAAGCCTTCTCTTGTTTTGTCTTTTCAGTCTCGTTGTTCTCTAGTTGAGTCTCAAGATTAACAATGTCCTCATCAAATGTGTTGTCTTCGAGCTTCTTGAGCAACGCACGAGTCTCTATACTATCACTTTTAGCAAGCTTAAACTTCTTATCAAACTGATCAAGGTCTAAGAACTTGGCTAGGATTTCTTTACGCTTGGTCGAGCCCTCGTTGATAAATGTCATCGCACCCATTTGGCTGGACATACTGGTCAGTAAAAAATCATCAAGACTACCAAAGATCTTACGGATGGCTTTATCTGTGCCATTGCGATCAAGCGAGTTCATACTGACTTCTTCATCAGTAGCTGGATCAATCATCGTAAACTCTACGTCGGTCTTAGCCTCTTCTGTTTCTTCGCCGTGAAGCTTTTTAGTATATTTTTCAGACTTACGCTCAATGATATATGTTTTGCCCGCAACATCAATCTCAACTCGACCACAACCTGATGACTTATTCTGATTGATGATATTAAGATTCTTGCGATTGTTCTTACTGATAGAGTTATAAATCGTATATAGCGCACTATCAATAATAGAGCTTTTGCCTGAATAGTTCTTTCCAAAGATCCCAACGACGCCGTTAAGCTTTTCGAAGTTTACAGTATTACTCTCTCCATAATTAAAGAGATTGTCAAACTGCATGTTCTTTAGCGACCACTTCACATTACGATGACTTGCGTCTTCGCCATTAACTCGGGCATCATATCTGGAGTTAAGCTGGAAAACCTTTTCCAAGGTCTTGGTGTCAGGTTCATACTCTTTTAAGTATTCCCGAATAAGTCGTTCTTGTACTTGCGGATCACGAAGGTTCTCCGTGCTGCCTAGGTCGTCAACATCTACACTAGAGCGCTTGAGCCCAGCCTTGTTAACAAAAGATAAACTCTCAGGCTTAAACCTGCTCTTAGCAGTGTCCATCACTCGGCGAATCTTATCTAGCGATACTTTGTGATGAGTAACGATACGCAGGCGGCAACCCTCTTGAATATCCAAGTTGCGTGGCATATTACCTTTGGGAGTAAGCTCAATTGTAGTGAATGGCTTAGGGTTCTCTAGGACGTGGTGATTAACCTCGTAGTTAGTTTTGTCCTCAATGTCCCAGACCAAAAAGCCCTTGTCGTTTGTCTCGCCGTGATTCTGCTGGATAGTGGAACCACAGTAGCGGATTGTACCCGTATCATTGAGACACTGATTAGTCTTGTGAATATCCCCAAGGAACGCATAATCAAACTTATCAAAGACAGCTACGTCGTGATCGCCGTGGTCCATGATCCAACCAAGGTCGGTTCGACTGTTGTTAACTGCTCCGTGGTATAGGGCGATGTTAATGCGATCAGTGTCTGTTGGATCTGTCCAGTTGGTCTCATCGAAGACTGACAACACGTTTAGCGTGACGTTATGATCTAATTTTACTTCCCCTGAAAACTTGTGTAGGTGAAGGTCAGGGTGCTCCAAAGCATCCACGATTGGAGTGATGGCGTCTTGACGAGTACTGTTTCGCAGGTTGCCGTCGTGATTCCCAAGGATAATGTGAGTTGGAGCGATGTCTGCTAGGTTCTTTAGGAACTCTGTAGCCAACTCAAAGTACTCTGGTGAAAGCTGTGTCTTTGTGTGGGCTAGATCACCGCAGTGGATAATGTAATCCACCTTCTGTTCTCGTAGCATTTCATAAGCTTGTTCAAAGACCTTACGATATTCGTAATGATATTTGAGGTTCTTGATATGTGTATCACCAAAGTGTGCGAGCCGTACCATAGACGAGCTTCTCCTGTAGTTTTCCAACACTATTGTATCAGGTATATTTCAGTTGTAAAGTAATTTTAGATTATCTAGCGGCGGGTCATGCGACCGGTCATTTTATTAAATCGTGGCTTGCGGTCAGCACGGCGACCGTTGATATACTTCTTAACGATTGGTT